CACAGGCTATGGGTTGCCACCCTGACCAGCAAGGTTTTGTTTAAGCGGTTAACTCCGCTATGGTGATCTTATTCAAGATAATGGAAATCCTTACCCATATCGCGGAGCACGTCTAGATAACCGCGATCGTCAGATAAGATTGATAAAACACGTTGCACATCAAGAGAATCACCTGGTCTATATTTATCGAATAACTTCTTAAACTGTTCATATAATCCAGGACTATGCAAATAAGCTTCTACCAACACAGATCTAATCTTGCCAGGTAAGACTTCTTCAATGTCTTTACCACTATCCATCCACTGTATAGTTCCGAGTAAGGTTTCAACACTCAGACATCCAACATATTTTTTAAGCACTGGGTGATATCTGAAGTGACGCTTGACAAAAGTCAACTTGTCAAAGGGTTGATGTTGTTTGGTTATTGGGGTTTTATCCCCATTAGTACACGTCATACCTAAAGAAGTCGCTACTTCGTCAATAGTACGTAAATTGAACCAATGCTTGTCATCTTTATGGGCTCCAATTATCTTATCATCACCCATAACATAATCAACTACACGGTGAAACTTGGTAAGAGATGGACTGTTGTCATACCTGTAGAGAGTCAGTGCAGTCAAACATTTATTTATCAATGAATTCATTAGCAAAGTAAGCCAAGTGCCAGACGGTAGGCCATGTGTAGTTGCTAAAAGCTCATCATTAACCAAAACGCACGATGTAGCTGATGATGAAATCAGGTAGTCTAGCATTTTAGCATGCTTACCTCTATATTTACGCTTAAAACAATCGCCAATCACATACATAAACCTGCTCATGATGGATCCGTCCCATTTAGAAAAGTCAATATCACCTGTTACTTCACAACCACGAAGCTTATTAGCTACCTCGTCACAATCCAAATATGGATTGAATCCAACGCAAAGTCCTGTCTTGTGACGGTTCTGTTTAAAAAATGGCATAGTTGCGCCAAAGATCTTCTTACTCCACCATATATGCTGTAATGGCATCACCCTGAAAGTGCGTGGTGAGTCGCGTTTATCCACTGTCCTTAATTCATCTTTAAAGGATTCAGTGGATAACACTTCCCTGATGTCTACGTTGTCATTATTAACATCATCTAAAAACTTATTGAACTTATCCATGGTATGAGGATAAATGATCTTCTCAGCAAAATCGAAATAAGCATCCTTTCCCCTCATAAACCCATATCCATTCGAAGAATCTTTATTTAGTGGTGGTAGATACTCATTACCAAAGGCACATTCGGAGTCGTCTATGTCACTGAACTCAGGTATCATGTCGTCAATGCACATGGCAACAAAATCTACCTCAGCGGAATTCAACCGCCCTTGCAGTTTACATGTCTTCCTTGCCGTGGTTTTAAGCTGCTTGTGTGGTGTACCTGCTGCGTCAAATCTAGGGGGAACTTTATCACGTAAATTGTTTTCAACCACAGGAGCAACAGCGCGATCATCTCTAATCAAACGCTTTAATTCCTGAACATCGTCGTTATGTTTGATGTTAAATACAGTAGGGATTAAAGATGAAGCGCTCAATACTGACGTCGGAGTGACGTAACCATCGGGATACCTTAACCTAGCCCCTGAAAAATTGGCATTAATTTTATCGTCAAAGTAATAGGGCACATCCTCCTTATACAGCATAAGGGAGCGTATCTCCTCAGCCACTATGCGTGGTGGGACTACACAAAAACCGATATTATCTCCCCCAGCCACGTGAAATCCAACGACACCATGCTCTTCTGAAAACAAAACAGTGCCACATGCACCACCCGCAGTTAAAGGTGTATAAAAGCCAGAATTCGGACCATGTACAAAATTGCCATACTTGACAATTTCAGAGTTGTTAATACACGAAACCCCGAGTAATACGGGTATAGTCGTATAACTATTAACAAGATATAACAAGGGGTTTTTAACGCTAGATTCTAAGAATAAATTATTACAATTTTTATATCTAGCTACTAACCGATCCAACTCATACACGGCTAAATCGCATCCTGGGTATATCTTAACACATTTAACTCTGACGTCTTCGCGTTCTTTACACTTATTGCGATAAGCATCAACGCTGACGTATATGTCCACATAAGCCTCGTGTGGCCATGCGTGAGCGGGAACTAAAATTTTGTTTCCGCTAACTATGGCTTGTGTAAAAGTGTCCATATGAGAGCCAGCGTCACTACGTACAACTACCATTCTGGTATGTTGTTTAAGTGCACTAAGCCGGCTTGTATTTGGAGCTGTGTCAAGAACTCCGGCACTCTGGCTGAGCCACAAATTTTCATCCTTACGAGATTTTGCATCTTCACATGCTTTAACAAACATGTCTATAGTATCGACATCAAGATCACTATCCGT